ATGAAGCTAGTTTAAAAGCTAAACTTGAAGAATATCGACTTATCCTAGAACAAGAAAATGATTTCTTGTTTAATAGTCTTACTGAAGAAGAAAAACTTAAAAAAGCTAAACTTGAAGAAGCTTTAAAAAAGCATGAGATCACTACTAATTTTGATTCAGGTGTTGCTACTTCAGATTTAAGTTTAAACATGGGTGGTGTTGATATAGCATCTACTAGTGCTGTTAGTGCTACAGGTATGCAAGGTTTTAATTCCCAAGCACTAAACGCTCAAGCACTAGCTAATGCCAAAGCGCAAACAGAAGAAGATAAAAGAAATGAACAAGCTACTATTGACACTACTGCTAAAGGTGTTCAAAAAGGTCTTGAACAGCATCAATTAAGCACTATGCCTACTATGCCTACTACACCTGCTCAAGATTTTATTTGGCGTGAAAAAGGTGGTATTCAAACATTCTCACCACAGGATAATGTTATTGGGTTTAAAGATAATGGTATTATGGGTCAAGCTGTTAATAACACCATTGCAGGTAATACTACTAATACCAATACTAATAACACTCGATCTATGATTAATATTAATATCAATGGTGGAAATAAAGATGAAATCTTTAAGACCATTCAAGATGCTCTTAAAAGAGCAGGTGTTGTTACTGAAAGAACTTCTTATGCTTAGAAAGGATTTTTTAAATGCCTAGTCTTTTAGATCTTACTAATGGTTCAGGTGTTAAACCTGTTATTTTTGATATTGTTGCTCCTGATGGCTATTCTTCCTTGTTAAATGATGGACAGTCTGACCTTAGACTTGTCCTTCAAGTTAATCCCAAAAATCTTAAATTCTCTTACACTAAGAAAATCACTAGAACTCAAACCTTTGGGGGATTTATTGAAACCCATTGGGGCGATGAACCTATTACCACTAATATTGAAACTTCCACAGGGGGGTTTATTCGTGTAGGTGCAGGTTTATCAGCTATTACAGGCGCTGTCCCTTCTGTAGGTGGATCGGATAAAAATGATGGTACTCGTATGGATACTTTAGCTTATGACAAATACTTAGACTTATTAGCACTCTTTCATAATAATGGTGCTTTATATGATGCCTATGGGAATATCGTTGTACATGGTCGTATTAAAATGTCTTTTAATGGTGGGACTTGGTTCGGATGGTTTCAATCTTTTACAGTTACAGATAGTAATGAAACACCTTACCAATTTGCTCTTTCTGCAGGATTTCAAATAGAAAGAGAAGTCCATGAAATAAGAACTCAAATGGGGATTTAAAATAAATGAAACCTACTCTTGATATTAGTCAATTTGCTCAACTCGCCACAGGTGAACTTTTTCAAATGTATAGCAATGAAGTTTCTAATGGGGGTTATCCTGTTGATACTTCTGATTCTGTTGCTCGTTCTTATTCACCTTTTGTCTTATATATAGAACCACCTAATGTTATTAACCCAAGAGTTGTTAGAACTCAAAGTCAAATCACTTCTACTAAAATCCCACCTTTTGCATCCCCATTAAGAAATCGTGCTTATCTTGCTACTAATGTTAATAGTCTTAATGGTGCTTCTATTTCTTCTAATGCTAAAAACCCCATCTATTCTTTTAATAGTCAAGTTACTGAAAATAACACTTCCCAAGCAGGACTTTCTGATAGGGATGTGGGTTTAGATATTATTGATCAATATAAACAGCTAAAAGATTTGCCACCTATGGTCTTTTTAGTTAATCCCCAATCTTTAGGTTTATCCTTTAATAAGGTTCAACAATATACTGAAAGAACACGATTTGGATATGTCTTTCAAGCATGGGGGGAAGACTTACCTGATCTTGATATTCAATGTAAGTCAGGTGCTTATATTGCTTATGGGGATTCTAGTAAAACTGCTACAGGTTTACAATTTGCTTCTATGAGAGATAGTGCAGGATTTAGACAAGTCTTAGCTATTCTTGCCATGTATCGTAATGGTGCTACCATTAGAGATCGTGTAGGTAGATCTGAAGTTATTCATGAAGTTGGTCGTTTTGTTATTCAATATGATGGCACTATATATAAAGGTTCTCTTGAATCTTTTGAATATGGTTATGATGAAGCTCAAATGCATGGTGGCATGGATTTTTCTTTTAAAATGAAAGTTCATGAAATGACTTATTTTGAACCTATTAAAGCACAAAATAAAGCTATCCCCAAAGCACCATATAATGAAACTAATAATGAACTTAAGCCTTCTAATTTAGAAGATAATCAATCTACTAAACCTGTTGATGCGAGTATTTTCTTACCCACAGAACAAAGCTTAGAAACTCAAGTTAATAGCTTATTTAATTCATCTTTCCAACAGGGACAATAATATGACTACCACTACTAAAGGCACTAGCTTTATTAATACTTCTAGAATTGAAAATAGACCTTATGCTGGTTCTTGGAAACCTAATTTTAGAAAAGTACATACTTGGTCGCCTGATGCTCTTGTTTATATTAATGGGGATACTGCATTAATAGGTTGCCAAGAATGTAAAAATAAAATCGATTTCCAACCTTTCATTACTTCAGCTAATGTTGAAACAGGTACTACTTCTAGTTCTACTAGTGCTTCTATTAACTTCTCTATCCCTAAGCATCATGGCGATAGCATCTTTAAAGATGGCACTTTTATTCTATGTGTAGGTCTTGAAGTTAATATCTATTATCGTGGTTACTTCAATGTTGAAAAGTTATTAGAATCTGAAACTATTGATTATGGCGATGAAGTTTATGATATACAAGATCTTAAAATGAAACCTTACTATCCTGTTTTTCATGGGGTAGTTACTAATGTATCTTATACTTATAGTGGGGGATTTTATACAGGTTCTTTGTCTTGTAATGGCTTATTACATTTTTGGCAATATCAATATATCATTACCCAAGCAGGGGCGCTTGAATCTGTCCCTAATGCTCAAATGCAACCTACAGGACATATCTTTACAGGGTGGACACCACATCAAATTATCCAATACCTTTTTAAAGATAAGGGTGGCGCTCAAAAAAATGATCTAGGTTTTGGTATTTCCCAAGCTTCTAATGTTAGTTCTCAAGGTGGTGATGAATTATGGCAACAAGCACTTCAATATTGGGAAACAAGATTTTCTCAAGGTCTTTACAATTTAAGAATGTATGGTGCTTCAGGTAATCTTTTAACACAAGGCGCTTCAGAATATATTTCTAACCTTATTGTTCAAAGTGGTGCTTTAAGTCCAAGATCTAATAATGGTCTACCTTCTATGAACTCTCAACAAAAAGTAGATAATAGCATTGATCCCAAAGTTCTTAGACAATATGACTTAATAGAAATCCCTTTAACAGGTACAGATCCTGAACAAATACAACCTTTTACTTTAGATGTGGGTGCTGTAGGTCAACTTGATTCTTTTCAATCTACTTATGAAACTAAATTAGGTTTAGCTGATACTGTTGTTGAAAAAACAAATTGGGAATTTTTTCAAGATGTTGATGGGGATCTTGTCTTTAAACCACCCATGTTCAATCTTAATGTTAAAGGCAGTAGAGTCTATACTATTAAACCTGAAGATATTGTTGATATTGGTTTTTCCCAAAAAGAACCTAATGCCACTTATGTTGTCTGTAAAGGTAATATGTTTGGCAATATGACAGGTGTTGTTGATAATGCTCAAATATCCCCACAAGCACAATATGTTGATTATCGTTTAGTAGCTAAATTTGGATGGCGTGAAAACCAATTTGATGCCACCCATATTAAAGACCCTAAATCAGCTTTCTATATGGCTAGTGCTAGACTTGATCTTCTTAATAAAGATGTTGAAGGCTGTACTTTAACTATTCCTTTAAGACCTGAATTAAAAGCAGGTTATCCAATCTATATAGAACATATCGATTGTTTTTATTATGTTGAAGCAGTTAGTCATTCTTTTTCTTTTGGTGGGGACTGTACTTCTTCTTTAACACTTGTTTGTAGAAGAAAGAAATTTATATTGCCAGGAAGTTCTAATACTTCTTATGCACAAGATTCAGCAAGAGCGATTGATTTAGCTAATATTTCTCAACCTAATAAATATCTTAATACTTTGGACTCTGAAGGTAATGTTCGTGTTTGTGGTTTTCCTAATGTAGTAATGGCTTTAGATCAAACTAAAATCAATCCTACTTCATTACCTAGCGGTCAAGATAATATTGAAATCTCTACACCTGAACATATTAATATGCTTATCCTTGAAGCGCATAATGCAGGTATTTTACAAATTACACCCCAAGCAAGTAGTGATCTAAGCAAAGGCAATCCTTTATTTACTGGACCTTTCTTTGTTAGAAATCCTGCTTCTACAGATGGTGAAGGTGAAATCATTGGGATTCTTAATGTTAATAATTTATCCCCACAAGGATTAGATACACCTGCTATTCAATCTAAAGATGCTTCTATTAAAGCGAGTGATAAGAATCTTAATGAAATTAGTTTAGATCAACTTAAAGTACAAGGTCAAGGTAATACAGAAAGCATTAATGCTTTGGATAGTAATAACCCTGCAGGTTTAGGACAACAACAAACTAATGTTGATAATCAAGTAAGTTTAAGACAACTTGTAGATTTAGTTAAAGCTTATAGATCATCTAATACTACTGCTTTTGGTCAAGGTAGTAAAAATAATATCCTTGCTAACCTTGCCACTAGAAAATCCACTTTTGGTTCAGCAGTCGCAGGTCATTATAGATATTATAGCTGTTCACATCCTGACCCCACTATGCAGGGCGCTACAGAAATCTCTGTTAAACAAGGTAAAGTAGATTTTAAACAACCACCATTAATAGAAGCCGACCCTTCTCTTAAAAATGTTAATGTAGTGCTACCTAATCCCACTACTCAAAACGATGGCAATTTAATAGATTTTGTTGATGATCCTAATTTTGTTAAAACAGGTATTCGTATCTTTAAGAATGTAGGCGAACAACAACAAATTGTACCTACTAGTGAAATTAAAGGACTTGCTTTCCAAAAGATTGATTTGGAATATGAAACTACTGTTGTTACTAATCAAGTACAGGGTTCACCTGTTACTAAAATGTCAGGTATGTCCTATAATCAAATTGCTAGATTTATGCAAGATCAACTCTTCTCTAAAGGTAGACCCATCTTAAGACAAAATAGAATTGGCGCTAATGATCCACAGATTAATACAAAGATTACTCAAGCTTTATTTGATGCGGATAAAATAGATGAAGTAGGCGAAGATATTCTTAAAGCTTATGCTGATGGTTCTTTATGTAATGGCGATGGCAAATCTATTATAGGGGATTATGTGGAAGTTAATGGTGAAGGTTTACAAAGAATTTTATCTGTTGCGATTAGAGAATGGTCTAAAAATATTTATGATGCACCTGTTGCTAATGAGAATGGCATTACTAAAGAACAGGCAAAAGTAGATCCAAGAAATGTTGCATGGCAACAAACACCAAGTAAATCTGCTATTGATCTTTATACAGGACAAAATTATTTATTTGATTGTCAGGTAGCATGGTGTGGTTTATTTGCTCTTTATTGTATTAAAGAAAGTGGTGCTGTTAAACCTAGTGCTTATGGTAGTTTTATGGGTGGTTGTTCAGGTCTTTATTCTAAATGGGGTTCTACACCACGATTTATCGATTACTATAAAAATAAAGGTGTTGAAATCAAGGTAGGTGATATTGTTGTCTTTAATGGTATAGATAGCAATACAGGTATGCCTACTAAAAACTCAAGTGATTATGGTAAACATATTGCTTTATGTGCAGAAGTACATAAAGACTTTATCATCTGTGTAGATGGCAATTCTATTGGTGAACACCCTGATGGTAAAAAAGGTTCAGGCGTTGTTAAGACTAAAAGAAAGAAAGATATTATTTGGTATCTTTATCGATTCTTACCTGAAGATTTTGTTCCTGTTTCTCAAAACGCTACCACTAATCCTAATGATAGTGTCTATAAACTTAAACTTAATAATATTGTTAATAACCTTATGGCTAAACTCACCACTAAGCATCCTGTTCTTAATGATATAAAAAAAGCCAAAGAGAATCAACAAGCTATCCAAACCATTTTTGATTCTCAAGGTGAAGCTATCTTTAATCTTCAAAAAGACTTAAAAATCTTATTAGATCGTGTAGGTGGTTTTACTCTTAATCCAAGTAATAGTCTTTCTAGTGGTTCAGGTGGTTATAATAATGACCCCACTGTTATGCCTGTATTCCCTGTATCTGATGAATATGGCTATGAAGTCTTTGGTAGTTATCCTTATGGTAGGGGATTGTCTATAAGAAAAGGTGGTGCTTTTGAACAGCTACTAAAGAAAGACAAGAATAATACTTTTGATTATCAAGACACCCAAGAGAACATTGCAGGTAGTGATCTAGCTAATATTACCTATAAAGAAGATAACAATACGATCAATAATGTTGTTAGTTCAGATGCCAATCTTAATAAAGAAATCGCACCTAATATTATTGATGGTGGTTTGGCAAATCAAGCAATCAATCAAACTACAACAGATCAAGGCGTTATTATTGAATCTGTCCCCAAACGATTAAAAGATATAACACCTAATTATGATAAAAAAGGTGCAGTCTGTGATTGTAGGGCGTATGATAGAGATCTACAACTTTTAGGGATTAGTTTAGATGGTGTGTATAATTATGTCAATGTAGGACAAGAACAGCTAGTTAAAAAAATGGCTAATGATAATTTCTCTAAAGCTGAAGTTTGGAAAGAAAACCAAAGCAAGTTAATAGGTGGTGAAAAGAAATGACAAGTATTACTTCTATGACTAATAATTTGAGAAATGATTTAGCACCCAAATCATCTTCTCATGGGTGGTCTAAACTTTCTCTTTCTTTAGCTAGTATTATTAAAGTATATGCTGAAGAATTAAGATGCGATATTAAGGTTGTTCAAGGTGAAAAAGATGAACCCACTTATTCAGGCGTTGAAATTATCTTACCTGCTTTTGGCGCTAGACACTTTCTAGGTGCTATTCCTGAAGTTAATGATCTTTGTATTGTAGGTTGGATGATTACAGATACTGATGGTAAAAGAAAACCTGCCATTATAGGATGGTTTCCTAAGACTCCTTTTTTAGGTCATGATTGGTTACCTACTCAAGCTACTACTACTGAAGAAGGTATGCTTAATACTCCAAAAGATCGACTTGAACTTAAAGGCATTTCCCATCGTATTAGAAATAAACTAAGACACTTTCAAGCAGGTAATATTGGCGCTTCTTCTGCACAAGGTTCGGATCTTGTTTTAGATGAAGGTGTTTTATTATCTAATAGAAGAGCAAATGAGATTAGATTAAGGGATCAAGATCAAGCATTAGTTATTAGAAGTCAACAACAATTCCATACTATGAGTGGTGCTAGAATTTATGGTGGTATTGTTCAAAGGGATGCTAGAACTTTACCTAAAGAACTTATTTCTGATGGTAGTGATTGGACAGACCCTTATCAATTAGATATAGATGGCAAACCTAAAAGAAACTTTAAAACAGATAGCATCCCACAAGATAATTATAAACCCCATAATCTTTTTAGAAAAAATAGTCTTATCGACAAATCCAATTTTGAAAAAGATGGGGGGTTTATTACTCTTGATCCATATAGTTATGTATATACTGCTAATCTTGTTAATGAGTTTTTTGAAAATGAAAGTGAAACTAGGGGTCTTGTCTATGGTGGTAAAGCTATACTAAGATTAAATACTCAAGGTTTACCTTCTTTTACTCAAAACATGGCTACTGAATATCGTATTGAACTTAATCATTTAACAGATGGCACTTTACCTGTAAGTGAACAGACTGATGGTTTTGATTCAGATAGACTTCCTAATGTAAAAGAAAGTAAAGATAAACTACCTTTTGTAGAATTTGTTTTAGGTTCTGTTGTGGGTAATGAAGCTTTTACCATTACAGGTAGAGAATTATATGGCAAACCTTTATCACCTAAAATTGAATTTGGCGCAGGGTCTTCTCTTATTGATGCTTCTCTTTTAGATTTACAAGACCATTCAGCTACTTTAATTAAAGTGCAACCTGTGGTAGGTGAAGATCCTGCATCTTTTATTTCTTTTACTAAAGGTGGGGCTTTAAGAACATATATAGGTAATAAGACAAATGAATATGGCATTAAAGCTAAAGTTGAAAGTGGTGTGGGATTATCTGCACAAAAGATAGATATTCAAACTACAGGTAATATTAGTATGAATACAGGTGGCAGTGCTAGTATTACTTCTAATAACAATATTGATCTAAAAACTTCTAAAGTTATTAATGTTAATGCTGTTAATACTATTAATCTCAATTCAAGTGAAAGAATCAATTTATCCGCACCTGTTGTTTCTTTAGCTGATGCAGGACAAGTTGTTCTTAAATCTCAAAGTGCTTTAAATTTTGGCAGTAGTGAAACTATTAATCTTTCTGCTAAAGGTAAAAATGAAACAATCATGGGGTCTTCTAATACCACCATTAGCGGGCCAAAAGATTTTAATATGTTATCTGGCCCACCAAGATCTACTAAAATTTTAGCATCACCTGCAACAGGTCAAATGGCAGGGATTGTAGATGAAAAAGTTGTAGCTTATGGCGATGAACTTAATACCTATTTAACAACAAGCAATATCACTGATCTAATTACTTCAGGGACAAAAAATATTGTTATTGGCGCAGGTGCTTTAAATCAAACAGTCGGTGCTAATGCTATTAATCTTACACCTGCTAGTGCTACCATGACTGCAACAGCAGGTGTTGCTAGTGTTTCATCCTTAGCAGGTATAGCAAGTTTAATAGGCGTTGCAGGTGCTGTTGTTAATAGTGAAGCATTATCTACTATTAGGGGTGGTGTCTCATTAGTGTTAGCAAGTAAAGGCGCTAGTGTAGGATTTATTATGTGTGGATCAGATCGTGATCCTGTAACAGGGTTACCTTATCAAGCTTTGGGGTTAATCCCAAGAGGTCATATTTTAAGTGTAGGTTAATAATCATTTAATATGTTTATTAATAAAAAAAGAGTATCTTAAAAGGATTGAAAAAATGAATAAGTATGCAATACAAAAGATCTACAATGTAGCTTCAGATGTACCTAACTCCAAGAAGTTAAGGAATGCTTGTCTTAAAGCATTAAAGACATCATCTAAAATGCAAAAGTTTGGTAGTGATGAGAATCATGAAGAAGCTTTAAATAATTTATCCCCTGCAGAACAAAAAGAAGTTAAAGTGGGTGTTCTTGCACATATTGCAAATAAAGTTAAAACAATAGTTGAAACTGATATGGGTCAAGATGTTTTAAAGACAATTAAAGATTTAATAACCACAAGTGGTGTTGCAGGGAAGATCAATAAAATTGAAGAAAAAATGATAACCCCAAGCAATAACTTTGAAAAGCTTATTAGTGATAAAGTTAAATCTTATGCTAAAGCATCAGATGCTTTAGCATTTATTGCTCGTTTAACAAAAGCTGAAAAACCTGAAGATATTGTTAATGCTTTGGATATATCTATGGATGAATTTAAAGAGAATATTTCTGTTGTCTTAGGGGATAAACTTACAGGATATTTAACTAAGCCTTATCAAGCATGGTATCAAGCTATGGCTGAAATTAAAGAAGTTTATAAACTATATACGGTAGAACTTGCAATGACCTTGTTAGAAATTGCAGTCATAGGTGGTATAGGTATGTATATAGCAGGACACCATGATATAGTTCATATTTTTCATGCTCTTTGGGATGGCGTTAAAGAAGTAATAACACTAGTTGTGGTTAGTGTTATATTAATGGATGTAAAAGACTCTGCTCAATTTATTAGAAAACAAGATGTGCTTATTAAAGCAATCCCAATCGTTATTGTTAATGATCTCATTCGTGCTTTAAAATGGACTTGGAGTAAAGTAGTCGTTTTCTTTAGCAATATTGTTTCTAAAGTCAGTGACTTTTTTAGTGATTGGTTAGGTGGTGATGATGATGATTTAACAAGTAGTCGTACTGCTAGTACTCTTGTATTCTTGGAAACTTTAAGACTAGCTGAACAAAACCCCAAATTCCAAAACAAACTATTATTAGCTTTATCTTAAGGTTTAAGTTTAGATTGAACTTTCTTTTTTCTTTGTTGATTTAATTTAGCTTCTCTCTTCATCAAATCATAAGCATGAAACTTTTGTTTGGCATCTAGCTTCATATTCCCCTCTATTGTTGCAAACCCACTATCTTTATCTATTCTTCTTGAAGTTAAACCTATTGCATTTGGCATTAGTGTTTTAATAAGCTTTGGATCAATCATATTAATAGAAATATCCCATACCATAGCTAAGACCATTGGTGCGCATACCTTTAAAGGTTTACCATCATATTCACATGGCATCTTTTCCCTATATAAAGAAACACCACTTTGAGTCTTTAATTCCATATCAAAGAAATAAACATCTCTTGCATCATTATTTACAAATTCAAAGTTAAAATGTAAATGTAGATTCTTATCCCCAAATACAGGTTTAATTTCTGTAATGGTTCGCCACCCATGAATAATAATTTGTAAATCTTTTGATTCCACTAGCCTACTAATAAATTCTTGTTCTACTTCTGTTAGTGGAATATATAAAGAATTTTTATTGCCACCACCAAAGATATTAGTATCATTACTCATTTGTTTAATCCTTCAGGTTTTTCATCAAAATCACAAGTTTCAGGTTCTACATCGCATTGATTACTACAATCACATTTTGTAGTCGCATCACATCTAAATGGTGAATCTAAATGCTTTTGTTTTTCATCTTTAGATAATGCACACCAATCTGCTTTGGATCTTACTTCTTTATGTTGCACTTGATCAATATTCAGTATCAGTAAAAATAACATTAAGTTTTTCATATAAATATATCCTTTCTTTGTATATACATTATACACTACAATATAAATAATATCTTATTTATATTTTTTAGGACTTGTAGCTCAGTTGGTTAGAGCAGGGATCTCATAAATCTCAGGTCATGTGTTCAATCCACATCGGGTCCATTTTCTTAAAAAAGGATGGTTATTATGGCAATGATGAAAACAGGAACTCCTGCATCTCAAGTTAATACTGAAACTTTAAGGGGTTATCAAGATGGTTTACAAGGATCTTCAAATCCACCTGCAGATCCTGTACAATTACAATTCTACAATCAAGGTCTAGAACTTGGTCAAAAAGTTAAAAATGGTCAAGCACAAGCACCTATTTGGGCTTGATTTAATAATCAATTTATATTAATATCATTATTGTAGTCGTCACCTGCAAATTGGCGTTCCTTATCTGTTGGCACAGAGCAGATCTACAAAAAATCTGTGCATTTTTATTTCATTCTTTGTATATCTTTTTTATTTCTACTTTCAAAGAATGGCAATATCTATATGAAATACTTTGTCTTTTTCTTAATACTACCTATTTATTCTTATGCGCAAGAAGATCATCTTCAATTATTACTACCTGAACATCAACTTGTTAAGACTGAAGAAACCATTAAAGAATCTGCTAAAGTTGATCTAAGCACTTTAGCTATTTTACCTTTCTTAAATGATAATGTTAAGAAGTTAGAAAGTCTTCTTAAAGAAAAAGATAATCTATTAAGAGAAAAAGATGCTGAAATCTTAAAGCTTATTCGTGCCAATAATCAACTTTCTTTGGAAAAGAAAGAATGTGAAGTGGATTATAAGCATTGTAAAAATAGCACCTATCTTCAATTAGGCATTACTGCTTTATCTACAGTTTCTTCTGTTTATGCAGGTGTTAAATGCACTCAATAATTTATTAATATATCTTCTATAAATAGATTTTTCTAAAAAAGGATTTCTAAAATGAGATTTACTAGATTACAAAATGCTAATACTAGATTAGCATCTCTTAAAGCAAGATCTTCTCGTCTTGCATCTATCCACCGTCAAGCTGATGAATCACATGATATTGCCATGCAACTTGAAAAAAAATTTCCTGCTGTTATTCTTCATGAGCAAATCCCATACAGTGCTGACCCCGATACACAAGAATTTAATATTTACATTACCGATATTGATTTGTTTGATTTGGTTAAACACCCTGCTTTTGCAGAATATGAATCTCTTTCTAAATTCTTTGTAGGTTGGTCAAGTGAATCTGATTGCATTATCCAACATAAAAAAAATAAAACTACCTTTAATGATAATGTTTGGACTATGGGTATCAAATATTACCATTGGACAAGATACGCAGAACAAAAGTTGGCTAAAATTCATCAAGAACTTGATGAATTTCAATATGATTTAATCAAGTCTTTTTGTGAAGATATAGGTAAGTATCTTATGGGTATGATGCCTGTATTAATCAAATTACATCATGAAACTTTTAATTATTAAAAAGATGAATCTAAGGTTTAATTAAATATATGCGCTTGACTCTCATTATATGCCATATTACTAATTTCTACCCATTTAGCCTTAAATTGTAATTCTCTTATATTCCTAGCACCACTATAACTTAATCCACTTCTTATATTGATCGCTATCTCATCTAATATATCTAATACAGTCCCTTTATATCCTACTTGATGGCTTACTCCTTCTACTGATCTTACATTCCCACGCCATTGAGATTGTGCTTCTTTACTCGCCATTCCTACATATTTCTTATATTTATTCCCATGTTCATCTGTATGCACTTTACCTGGCGCTTCATCTGTCCCTGCTAAATATGAACCTAGCATTACAAAACTTGCACCACCTGCTAAACACTTTACCATATCACCTGTGGTCTTGATCCCACCATCTGCTATTATTGGCATCTCATAGGTTGAACTCGCACAATCAAAGACACTTGCTAAGGTAGGAATACCATGTCCTGTTTGGATTCTTGTTGTACATATTGAACCACCACCTATACCTACTCTTACTGCATTAGCACCTGCATCTATTAAAAATTCATAACCATCTTTAGTAGCTACATTCCCTGCTATTACATATAACTTACCATAACCATATCTTCTTCTAATCTCTTTTAAAGCTTCACCCACAACCTTTGTATGACCATGCGCAACATCTAAACAAAAATCAGTAATCCCCATCTCTACAAATTTATCAAGAGCATTGATCTCATTACAGCCAATCGCTACACAAGCATTTTTAGCATTAGTTGAAAGTTTAATTCTTTCTTCTATGCTATTATATCTATGAATGATACCATAACCACCTTTTTGTTTAATAGCTAATGCCATATCTGATTCTGTTACTGTTGTCATAGGTGATGAGATAACAGGTAAAGATAAAGTATAATCACCAAGTTTAGAAGATAGATCAATTTCATCTCTTGATTCAATATCTGAAAATTGGGGTGTTAATAAGTAATCATTAAAAGTCTTTAACATTTTTATCCTTTGGAAAAAACAAGCATCAAAACTATACATAAAAAAAGTTTATCCAACTTGCAATATTTTTAAATCCACTAGTGTTTATATCAATGTAAGGCAACCTAAACAAAAGGAAAATAAAAATGGAAAACTTACTTGTTAGCTTTTTAAAACTCGCTTTAAACTTCAAACACACTGCTAGTGTTAATGGCAATGTTGTTGAAGTAAATACTCAAACCTGTTCTTTTACTGTTGAATGTAATAATGGTGGTTTTCTTGTAAAACATTTAGATCTTGCAGGTAATACACTAGGTAGCTTAGACTGTAAAAAAGAAAGATTTGTAGCTTCTTATATGAATCTCAATACTATCCCCACAGCCAAAAAGAGAAGCCTACAATATGAAGAAACCCCTTATGGTACACATGGCATTAATTTAGCAGTGTTAGATAGTTTTATCTTAGATTTGTAATATTCTTAAAGCATCCTTGTATAGTTTTAAGGTTCTTACAAAGGATGTTTTTATGTCTGTTAAAGTTATTCTTGGTCTTCAAAATGGTGATGAAGGTAAAGGTCGTGTTGTTGATGATCTTTGCACTACTACTCATAATCCAATTATCGTTCGTTTTCAAGGTGGTGCTAATGCAGGACATACCATCTATGATGAAAATGGTATTAAGTCTGTGGTGCATCTATTACCTAGTGGTGTTTTAAATCCCAATGCTGTTAATGTTATAACAAGAGCAACTATTGTTGATCCTGTTCAACTTGTTAAAGAAATCAAAGAGTTTAATGTTCAACCCAAAACATTAATCGTATCTAATTATTGTCCTGTTGTTATGTCTTGGCATATAGATGAAGATAAATTGAAATATCAACATAGACTTGGGACTACTGCTAAAGGCATTGGACCAGCATTAAAAGATTTTATTGCAAGAGATAATTTCAATTTAAGCAGTTGGATAGAAAAATTTTCCTATTTAGAAGAAGCTAAATTCTTAAAAGACTATGTAGGTGATGCAGAAGGTTTTCTTAGAGATATGGTTTCCTATGGTAGAAATGTTATCCTTGAAGGTTGTCAAGGATATAGTCTTGATATTTGGGGTGAAGAATATCCAAATGTTACTTCATCTTGCACTACCATTGGTGCTGTTTTCTATTCCACTAGACTCAACCATAAACAAATTGATGAAGTGATTGGGATCGCCAAAATTTATGAAACCAAAGTAGGTACAGGTTCTTTTGAAGAACTTGAACTAGCATTATCAGAAAAATATCGTGAAGTAGGTAAAGAATATGGTGCTACTACAGGAAGACCAAGAAAGATTGGGTGGTTAGATTTAGATTTATTAAAAGAAGCGATTCAAGTTAATGGTGTTGATACTCTTATTATTACCAAAACTGATATACCACCCCAAGTAGGAACTCTTAGAATTAAGACTTTAGAAGATTATTGGGATATTGATACTTCTTGGAATGGTAATGATCTATCACCATTATTAAAACTTTTAGATCGTATTAAGTCATATACAGGCGTTAATAAGATAGGATATACTTTTGGGGAAAATAGGGGGTGTATTAAAATTTAAAAATAATATAAGTATAGCATAAACCACTAGATCAAAGGATTATGCTATGATCAAAAAATTGAATACACCTAAAAATTTTTACCTTGTCTATATAACACCACCTAATGAAAATATACCATCTTCAAAAGCAGATTTTAGTTTTCTTCTAAATGAGAATGAATCAGTGCAAGTTATAGCTGATTTGAATTTAAATGCTAGGTATACTGCTTATTCTTTTTACCGAACTAATGACTTAACTAGAGAACAAATTTTAAATCTTCAACCACTAAGCCAAAGAGAAATCCTTTTCTTTGTAGCTTGTGCTTTTCTTAATGAAAGGATTGATATGGCTAAAGAACTCCTTCTTAGCAGTGCAAACGCAGATTTTATTAAAAGCTTTTCCAAAGTTCTTAAAAAAAAAGATGCTTTGATTGCCCATGCTCATATTATTGCACATCTTAATAATAAGACACCCACTACTACTTTTATCCGACCATTTGAACAAACAATATCCTGTTCTAAAAATGATTTGTTTAAACTTTTAAAGGATCATTTTGCTTATATAGATATTACTCGTACTGATGATATTGAACCTGAATGGTCTAGGAATTTAGATGCTTTTAAAAAAGCTGATCAAATTCGTGTACGCATTGATCATAAATTTATAGATAGTTTTGAAAAGCTTTCAGGATTAGACCACCTTAAATGGATAGAAGGTGAAAGCACTGATTATTATACTTTTGAAATTACTCTTGATCCTTAACCACAATTTTACCATCATCTAAAATTTGGAAAGCTTGGTCTTCTCTAATATCAAACTTAAACTTAATTTGATTCAGTAAAGTTTGCGCTTCTTCTTCATTCTTATTTAAAGAATGAACTACTTGGGACTTCTTTAATTCTAAACTCCCTAGTTGATTTACTAGCTGTACTGCTGTTTGTTTTAATTCACTAAACTTAGCAATTTGTTGTTCAGAGAGTGTTCCGATTTGTTTCATTGTGTTTTGCATTTTGAATTGCCTTTTTCAATTTAAGTTTTTCTAAGATGTCTTTAGACTTATTATTTATACAATCTGTTTTATTTTTTAAACGATCTATTTGATAGACTTCTTGTTTTTTTATTACAGGTGCAGGTTTTATTTCTTTTGCATAGGAAGTATTTACTTCTATGTTCTTTTTATCAAAGAATCCATCTGTTCCTGATATTAAAAAAAAGACAGATGTAAAAATAATAGCTAAAGGATATACTTTCATTTTAAAAGACTCACTTTTCTAATAAGATTTTTTGTATCTCATTTAAGTTTTTTTCTATGCTGTTAATATCTTTCTCTATGTCTTTTAATGCTTGTTCTGTTTTTGAATCTTGAACTTTGTTATTAACAACATCTTTTTTGATCTCATAGACTTCATAGTCCATTTGATTGATTTTATTCTGTATCATTATAACTTGATTTTCTAATATGGCATTTTTCACACTCATATCATTTAACCAATATAGTAGTGGCAAAACACTTGCAGATAAACCTTTTAAAAACCAGCTTATCCACTTTCTTATTTGCTCATTTTGTTTTTCTGTTAAGTTCATTTCTATAAAAAGTTTCTAGGACTTAAAACACCACGACCAACATGGGGACCAAATGCTGATCTAATACCCACACCATATTTTGGTTGTTGAAGTCCTCTTATAATCTTTGTTGTTCTTGCTTTCATTTCCGTAGCAGTTTGCCATTGGCTTTCTGCCGCAGATCTTAATCCTTCATATTTAGATGATTTATCTATATTCAAAGAGATCCCACCTATTGAATAATCAAATTCATCTACAATCCAATTTGCCTGTAATGCCATCGCCGCAAATTGAATCGCACCTTGAAAGATTGCTGTTCGCCATGCAGGTTTTTGATTACATAAAACATCTATTGTTCTATATTCACCATCTGTTTCAGGTGGCATCATATTCCACCAATCTAATGCTCTTTCTATATACTCTAATAACTCTGCATCTTCCCATACCTGTCCAAAGACCCTATTATATTGACCCACATTAGCTTCTGCTTCAGGTGGTCTAAAATGATAAAACTTGTCAGGGTTTTGATCCCTTAATAACAATCTTAACTTATCTATCATGGTTCTTTGATTAGTTGTATATGAAGCGCCTATTATTATATTCTCTGTTACCACACCAAATTCTTGCACCACTTCTTGTTCAGAACTATTTACAAGTTCTTTTATTTTCCACTTTATCCTATATGTCCCATAAGATGCAGTAGCAGGTATTCTCAATGAAGCATAATATTCACCTACTGCAGGGTTTTCAGGTATTCTAGCACCATCACCTATTAACACATCTACTTGTTGATCTACAAAATAAATAGCATAGGTTATTGAAGAAGCATTAGCTACATTCCCACTCGCATTAGTTAGGAATATATCTAAATCACCCCTTCCTAATGTTTGTCCTCTTTTAAATGCAACACTCATTTTTAACGCCTTTCTTCATTTTATAAACAAAAGAAATTTATAAAAAAGTTATTAAATTTAACTTCAATAATCATTTTATTTTTAAAGTTTTATATTAGTTTTTAATATTGGAGATACAAATATGTATACACAAAGATTAAGAAGAAGTCGTTTGGCTTCTTTAAGAAGAATTTCCGACCAACATCTTGAAGATATAAAAAAGATGATCCTTCAAAAGAAAGAATATCTAGAAGATGTTAAAAAAATAGATGAAGATTTCCAAGTAAAAATGATGAAAGCGATGTATCTCATTTCAGACATTTATGCTGAAATGATAACCAAAACTGTTGCAGTAGGTGAAAAAGCATCCAAAAATTCTTTGAATACAGATAATTCTCTCTTCTTTCAAGAGAATTATAAAAAAATGTCGGATACCATTAACAGTATCAAGGGTAGTGATTCTGCATATTCTACTATTGATATGCAGAATCTCATTATGAGAACTATAACTGAAGCGATTAGTAAAAACAAGAAGTTCAAGGAATTTGTACAAGAAGAATTTAAAAAGTTTTAAACCTTCAATAAATTATTTATTCATTCCTATTCTTTTGATAAAAACAAAAGGATCTTGAAAATGATTAAAAGTTCTTTATATAAAAGACTAGCAAGTCTTAAGAAAAATTCTAGTGGTGTCTTACTTCCTGAAAGTGCAACAATTATTGCAGTCTTTTCTCAAGGTAAAAATTTATCTGTTTGGACTAATACAACAGGTTTAGTTAATGCTCAAACCTTTAATGATCTCTTTGAAGAAGCAAAAGAGAAAACTAATGTTGTTAGTAAAGCAGGATATAAGCTAAGATTTAAACCACAATTTGGCGAATATTTATGGTCTGTGGATGCTAATTTTAGAATCCCTACACCTTTCTTATATAACTATTTCCATAAAAAATTTGGGAATCATATTTTCTACTTTGGGGATTATGCAGAAAGCATGAGTTTTTTTGATGAAGGGTATGATCTTGTTAAAGATAAAATGAATCCTGATGAAACAAGAAAATTCTCATATTTTGGATTTTCTATGCCTGATGATGGTGATTTAAGTAAGGTCAATATTAAACTTGCTTGGGCTGGTGAACGAGCGCCCCAACCACCTTTATTGAAAGTAAAGGTGGTGCGATTCTTTGGTCAAAATATTATTAATGCTAATATTTACCCTTTAGAAGAAACTGCTGATTTCTCATTCTTAGAACCTGAAGTAGATAACTATACTTCTAAAGAAGAGATGATTATTGATTGGGTTAAAATCAACACACAATACAAGTTTATTCAAAAATTTTAATTAAACCAAGTTCTTACCAATTCTTTATCAAATCCTGCCTTATATAACACATGGCGAATTTGTTTTTTAATCTCTGCAGGTGGTTCACCTTCATAAGGATTTGAAAAACCATTTTGTGCGATTGATAATATTGGTTCTCTTCTTCCTCGCTCAAAGATTGCTTCATTGATTAATTGTAGACGATATTCTCTTTTAGTATCATCATCATCACCTGCTAATGCCATCGCCAAATCACTCATACTAAAAGTCTTCTTGGTATAGTGCATTGAAGTCTTTTTTAGCTTATCTAGTCTTGCTCTTAAATTTCTCATTGAGATTACCTTTCTTATTAAACTTTTATATAGAATAGAATATAAAAAAGTTATTACAGATCTGTAATAACTTTTTTATAAGATTCCTATTTAATATTATAAACTTAAATGGGGTAGTTTTTATGACTGTTCATTATCAAAATAATAAAGTCCCTGTTAAAGTAGCAAGTAATGCCACAGCATATACTTTAACTGCATCAGATAGTATTTATGTAGGTTATAGCGGTCAGACTATTAACCTACCTGCACCATCTTCTGTTTTAGGATACCGATATGTGATTAAAGCACCTAGTAATATTTCATCTACTATCACTATTAATGCTTCTACTAATAGCAGTATGATTGATGGTCTAAATTCTTATCTTATGTATGATAAGAATGATACTTTAGAAGTAGTAGCTACAAGTAGTGGTTGGGTGAAAGTCAGTAATGGTACTTCATATATATGTTCAGGTAGATTAGCATCCGATCAAACAATTACAAGTAGTGAAGATAACATTATTCACTTTCAAAATAATCAAACATTATCACTAGATCCTTTGAGCTGGTGGAATAATAGTACTTATAAATATCAGCCTACATTACCAGGGTATTACAATATTTGCTATAGTGTATGGTTTTCAGCAGGTGCTTCTTCTTTAAACCAAATGAATATACAAATAAGAAAAGGACTAGATTCTGTTGCTATAACTCAATCACCTATTCCAACATCTACAGGTGGGTCTTTATTTGCATCAAGCATCACCTATTTAAATGGTTCTACTGACTATATTCAATTTACAGCATATAGTTCTAATCCTACTTCTCATGTAGTACAAGGTAGTGGGGCTAGTAATGGTACATATTTCACTGCGATTAAAGTTTAATATTGTTTAAATAGATAACTCTTTATAAACACAAGGAGTTATCAAAAATGGCAAATTCATTATCTTTAAGAATTACTAATATCGGATCTTCATCTTCACTATATATAAGTGATATACATGATGGTAAAGATCAAAATGGTCGTGTCAATAATCGTAAACCCTATCAATATGTACCCGCTAATGGTTCAGTAGTAGTGTTATTTACAGAACAAGTGAAGTATAGTTATGAGAATGGTGCAATAAGATCATTTATAGATCAAGGTTTAATTGAGACCTTTTTTGTTATGGGGGAAGTAAATCTCTTGAGTACAGATGAAGATGGCAGTTATAAACTCAATGTATCTTATGAAGGTAATACTTTTTATTTGAGAGATAACACTAATAGTGATGTTGGTACAAATATTAATGTAAAAGCAGGTAATTCTGTAGATGAAACAGGTGGAGACATTCAACTACAAGGTGGGAACTCGGACAATAATAATGGGGGTTATATAGGATTGACAGGTGGTGAAGGAACAAATGGTGGTACTGTGACCATATATGGTGGTCGAGGTAGTACAGGAACTGCAGGTAATATTACTTTAGCAGCAGGGGATAAACCTACAGGTAATGGTGGTAGTGTAAATATATATGGTGGTCCTGCTTGGGTAGCAGGTGCAGAAGCTGGTGGTGTGAATATATATGGAGGTAATTCTATTACCACAGGTGAAGCTAGTATTAGTGGTTCAATTTTAATAGAAGCAGGTGGTATTGGTAATCCTGGTGTAGGTGGTTGGGTAAATACAGGTGGGGATGTCACAATTAAATCAGGTTTAGGGAATGGTGGTGGTCATAGTTCTGGTGATGTTATATTAGAACCTGTAGCTGGAGCAGGTGGTGCAAGTGATGGTAAAGTAGTCATTAAGGGAGCAAATGTTACATTAAATGAGTATGAAATAGATGGAGTTCTTTCTGTATATGGTGGAGATGGCACTATTATATCAAATCCTTATGGTAGAATAGAAACATCTCTTTTACCAGGTGATACTCTTACAGGCTTTTCTATACCTGGTGCATTTATAACATTAACACAAGTAATTATTGTTACTTTAGAGTATCCAAATGTTGCAGGTTTAGTTTTAAATATACCTGCACATATTACCTCAAGAGTATTAGGTGTTCATGCGAATGTAGAATTAGAATTAGTTAATGGTAGTGGTGCAGAAGTTACTGTTTATTTAAATTGGATGGTATTGGGTGCTTGATATTAAGGATAAGTTATTAAACTTTAACTGCACATCCAAGAATTTTTTGAATATTAGAAACTAAGCTGTTCAAATCCGCATTATCATATAGATCATATCGTGTTGATCCCATTAACACAAAATAAGGTGATGGGTTATCAAGAAATAGTACTACCATATCATCAATATGATTTGTAACAGTGATTTTATTTGGCGATACGACTTCAACAATAAAGTCATTTAATAGTTCTGATAGAATAGAGAAGAAATATTGTGTATTCATTTGAATTTTCCTTTTTAAGACTTCTTTGGTGGAAGAAATAATTTACCTAAGGTTGCACTTATTTTGGCATCTTTTTCAGATTGTGTTTGTTTAGTCTTGCTCTTTTGATTTTGCATAATGCTTAATCCTTTGTTTAGTTGTATTAGTTACACCTTAAACACTTCATAAATATCTTTATTGCAAGTTCATTAAAAAACTTTTTTTCATCAAGTTGCAATAAATCTAAATCATCTTGTGTTTATATAGTGAATCCAACAGAAAGGAAAAAACAAATGGATGACTTCTTAACCTACACTTCTTGTGAAGAATTTTACTCTTATGAAGATGAAACCCCTAGCATCATTGAAAATGAAGAAAGACCCTTAGATAACTTCTTAACAGAACCCACTTGTGAAGAGTTTTATACCGAAGAATAATAAACCTTATTGATTGCTCTCTATAATAAAATTCCTAAGTCCTATTAAATCATCATAATAAAATTTACCATATTTCACTTCAGGCAAATCAGCCATACTTATATCAAACCATATATGTCTTTCTACATTAAAGAAATCCCCACCTTCTACAAAGAGAAAAGATGGTTCAAATTCAAATGGTAAATCTCTTTTAATCTTTAAGTCTTTATATGATGCAGATACATAATCTTCACTATCTATTTTAAATTCACATAAAAGATCACTGCAATTCTCTAATAAAAAAGCTAATAACTTTGTCATTGTCATTTATCCTTCTAAAATGAAATCTTTAATCTCATTAATTTGTGTAATGCTAAATGTTGCACTACTTAAAATTTTAGGTTTTAATTCAAGATCCCCAATCTCATCCCAATATTGTTTTTCTACTAAGACAAGATCCTGTTCTTTAATAGAAAATAAAATATTCATATCATCTTCTAAAAAATGAGATTCCAAAGTACCCATACATAAATTATGCGTGTCTAAACTTATTATATTAACTAGCATTTCACTGAAATTGTCTTTTACATAACTTCTTATATCAAACATATTTTTTCTCTAAAATAGTCTTAACTCTATATAAGGCATTATACAAAATGAATCTTATTTTTGAGTAGGATATTTAGATTGCTCTAACAAGTCTTAGTTGTGTTGTGATGCTTTCAATTTCATCTTCAATGGGTTTTCTTTTTGGATCTTTTTTACCTTTAGGAATATTATCTAATTCTTCAAGTAATTGACCTAGACGAACTTTAAGGGGTTCGATCTTTTCAGGATTTGCTTTTAAATCTTTCCAAACAGCTTCCTCTTCATCTGTCATAACAACATAAGTGTGTTCAGGATTAGCATCTTTATCATAGAAAGAATCCTTGAGTTGGTCAATGATCTCTTCTCTTAATCGATCATATTTACTAGCAGTATCTTGGATTTGATTACCAAGTTTTACCATTTCAGTAAATTTATCTTTAATTTCAGGCATGGCTTGAAACAAGCTAGTATAAGGGTCTCGATCTAAATCATAGTTATAAATACTATCATTGTAATAATGAACTACTCCCCACCCACTTGTTTCGGAATAAGCCTTATACCAAGAAAAATTTCTTGTATAAAAATTACATCTTTTCCCACCTGAAATCTTTTCAAGGACAGGATAAGCTAATTCCTCTTTTTTTGTAATGAAGCGTCTTTTAGCCATTTTAATTAAGTGCTTTCTGTTGATTTTGAAGTTCAACAATTTGTCTAGTTAAATCAGATCTCTGTGCAAGAGTTTCTTTAGTTTTAAGTAGTGCTTTTTTTTGTTGTTTTAGATCTTTGATTTGTGTTTCAAGTTCTTGAAACTTTTGTTCGTAATTTGGATCTTGACGAATTTCAAAAGGTTTATGGATGTCTTTTCTATCAATACCATGCTTGGTAAAAAAATCAACCCCTTGTTGACGAAGTTCATTTAATCTATTAACAGATGAATAGAAATTATTTTGAATTTCGGTAGCTTCTTTTTGAATGGCTTCATATTCAGCACGAAGTTCAGGACTGATTTGTTCATCATTGTTAATGACAACAAATGAGCCGAGAAAAGCACTGCGATTAAAACTCCAAAATCTACGACTAGCGTTCCAATAATCCCAATTCATAACACAGCCATCATTACATTTATGACCACTGAGATTACGATATAATCTTTCAAGGGTTGCTTTTTCTTGGCTAATTCCTCTTGGTCTTCCCATGATTTATTTACTCCTATTTCACTTGTCTTAGTTGTTCTTCTAAGTCAGTGATTTGTTGTGTTAAGGTTTCTCTTTGTGCAAGATTTGCTTTGTTCTTTGGGGTTTCTCTAAGTTGTTGTTTTAGAGTTGTGATTTGAGTTTCAAGTTCTTGATACTTTTCAAAGTCATTAATGACAATAAAATCTTTGTGAATGTCTTTTCTATCAATACCTTGTCTTTGAAAAAACTCAACGCCTTCTGATCTAACTTTGTTCATTTCTTTAACAGTGCCTTCAAGCATAGCTGTTAATTCTTGAAATCTCCCATATAGAGCCTTATATTCAGCTTCTACTTCAGGACTTAAACCATGATCTTTGTCTAGCCAATAATATGCACCTAGCCATACACTACGACCATAGCCAATAAATCTTTCATACATATTGTTGATGATATACTCTTCAACATAGCCATCATTAGATGGGTGTCCTGTGATTTGACGATATTTGTCTTCAAGAGTAGCCCTTGCTTTAGAAATAACTCTCATTTTAGTAACTCCTATTTAATCTGCCTTAGTTGTTGTTTTAAAGTTTCTATTTGAAGTTTTAAGGATTTTCTTAATGGTAGTGTTGTTTTGTCTTTAGGTAAGGGTTTAAGTTGTTCTTTTAAAGCTGTGAGTTTTGTTTCTATTGTTTTATAGTTTTCATAATCCTCAACAACAAAAAAATTTTTGTGAATGTGTTCAGGTTCAACCCCTTTACTACAAAGGTATTCTGAAATTTTTTCTCTGAGTTTGTTCAATCGTTCTACAGATGTATCAATCGTTTTTTCGAGTTCAATAGCTTCATTCGCCATTTGTTCGTATTCTTGACGAATATCATCACTAAGTGTTTCATTAGATTCAATGGGTCTAACTACACCTAATCCTGCCCATTGACCATAACCCCAAAATCTGCAATAGAGATTACCTATATGATAGGTATGAACACGACCTTTATTACATTTATGACCTGAAAGCCTACGATATAATCGTTCAAGGACAGCAAGGTCTTTAGAGATTGCTCTTGCCATGATGTAAATTATCCTTGTTTTTGAAGGGTTTTAACAGCATTAGTAATGGTTCTTGGTTCAGCGTTTCTATTTCCTAGAATAGCATCTAGATATTTAACACTTGCTTTTAAACAATCTTCTTCTGTAGCTAGATGGCTGAGATATGAATGATAGCAAATATTGATACCATTAGGTTTAACAACACCAATAGGTTTAATAAGACTTGATTTCTCAAAGGCATAGTTTTTAGAACCTAATTGATATAAGTTCATCACTAGACCAGCGCCCCATTCTTCTTTTATAAGAAGAAAAGACATTTTATCTCTGCCAAAGTAAATGTCGATTTTGGTATCAGTATCATCAAGCTTTGTGAAAATAACTTGATCATCAAGCTTTGTGAAAATAACTTGATCTTGGGGTTGTGATGTATATAATTGGACAATAATTATCGCCAATAATAAAACTAAGGGAATAATGATCATAGGTGTTTTCCTTTTTAAAGGAGTTTCAAAATTGGAATTTCTTTTTTAAGAGAAATAAGAAAGATACTATCTTTATATTAGATTTAAAATTATCAACACTTTTTTAATAGAAATTTAACAGCCCAAAATTAAATTATTTCTTTTCCAAAAAGAGAATACTAGTATTTAAGAATTTAGGTAACTCTCTATGAAGTTTCTCTTTCACACCTTTTGCACCATATAGACTAGCAAGAGACATATCATCTGATTTACTATGTCTTGCTACACCATCTTTGAAGTATAGTGCAATACCTACTGAAATATTGAAATTCCCACGATCTTCTGAATCATCTTCAAAAGATGCTGTAAACTTCCAAGTATTAACAGGTTCTCTTGAAAATTCTGTTTGTGCAGGTAAAGAGAAAAGAACTAAAAAATTATGTGATTCTTTACCTGAACGATTTTTTATATCTTCATCGAATTTAACAATATCACCACCAATAGCTTTAACTGCATCTTTTAAACCTTGTTTAAAATTTGTTAATGCAGGTTTTAATAGTGATTCTAGAAAAGCGACTCTCTTTTCTAGTTGAGCAATTTTGATTTCTGTTGCACTACGGTGCATGGTTGCATTACGGTATAAGTTTGCACTACGATACATAATAAATCCTTTTTGTTTAAAACAAGTTATTAATGTTTTAAGTATTAATAAACTATTAAGTAAATTAGAGTCTTTCCAAAATCGCTGTATTCTTATTAATAGATTGCACTAATTCTTTCATTACTTGCGCAATCCCATTCTCACCTTTACTAGCATCTACTTTTACTTCCCATCCTTTACTTAATCGTGGATAACCATCAACAGACAAAGAAAAACTTAAATCGTAATATCCCCTACTTTTTGCTAGATCTAAGAAAGTAGCACTTAATTTATAACTCATAACTTCTTTTCTAGCAAGACTTGATTCTGCTAGTAAGTCAAAATCAATAACAATCTTATATTCATTAAATTCTTCTAACATGATGATAGGTTTTGAAGAATTTTCTTTGACATCATTAATAATCGCACCTACAGAATGTACTGCTTTTTTCACACCGTCTTTAAAAGTCTTTAAAGACTTATTAAAAAAATCACTTCTTTCCATTTTATCAGCTAGTGTTTTATCTAAACCTAAAAGATCTACAAGCCATGCTACTCTTTTTTCTAGTTCAGCAATTTTACGCTCTGTTGCTTTACGATACATAAAAACTCCTACTTAACACCATTAATGGCATCATCTGCAGTAAATTGATCTTTAGTTCCACCATCATAAGCTTTGGCAAAACCTTGTTCAATCATCATTTCACTTAAAGTCTTAGGTGCAGGTTGCCATTGATCATCTAATGTCCAAATATCAGCCAATGCACGACCATACTTATCAGGTTTATGACTCTTTAATAATACTTTCTTATCCAAAGCTTGAGATCTAATAAAATCTCTACTTGCGATTGCAAGTTTCTTTACTTCAGGATCTTCTGATTTCATTTCAGCAGTATCTATCCCCATAAGACGAACTTTGGTCTTTACTGTTAAACTAAAACCAAGATCTATGGTAACTGTTAAAGTATCACCATCATAAACTTCTAAAACATCTGCATAGTAGGTATAAGGTGATGGTGGTAGGGTAGCTTTCTTTTTTGCCATGATAGGAATCCTTTATTGAAAAATCTTAATAATATTTTTATAATAAATAGATTATGAGATACACTACCATAAAGGATATATCATGCTACACAAGAAAATAGCTAAACTCTATATGCAAAGACAAGCTTCTACAGCAGTCTTTATTTTCCCAAGTATTGCTTCTTCTCTTAAAAGCTTTTCTTTTAAAGATGAAGTTTCCGATCTTATTATTGAAACATTAACAAATTTACTTATTGATGTTATCTATGTAGATACTTCTTCTGTTTTTGATTTTGATATTAAGGTTCTTTCTAAAAAGAATATTATGGATGAAATTGTTACAGGTGAAATGCCTGAAAGTGGCGATGCTTATGGCTGGAGTCCTGCTGAAGATACTACTACTACAGGTATTGTAGGTCAATCTGTTAAAGCTAATATCCAATTCAATGCTATTGATATTGCTAATATTCTTGCAAATGCACTTAATACACAAGCACAGAATATGCTTATTAATAAGATCAATCCAAAACACCTTTTAGAAGATTTTCAATCTAAAGAATTAATCAATGTTCTTAATCTTATGATCAAAGTCAATTTCAATAAAGTTAAATTTAGTGAAGATGAAATTGAAAACTTTATCCATGCTTATGAGGAACTTGATCTAGACTATTTAGCTGTAAATGGTTTAGAAGGTGGTTATACTCGTATGGAAACTGCTGTTCTTAAAGCACAAGATATTACTTGGAATAATGGTAATATGATTGCAACATTATTCTTTGAAGAAACCCATTATGTTAAAGGTTCTTTTTAATTAACCCACTATAGCAAACTCTTGTCTTGCTACTTCTATTGGTGATGTTGAATCTCTTTGTATCGCCCACTCAACATAATAATCCCCTTTTAAAAATGATGTATTAAATCTTTCCCCTACAAAATAATAACCTGTACTTTCTTTTATTGGTGTTCTTTCTGCCATCCCCACTCTATTCTTACCTTTATCTGATATAGAATAAAAAGCATAAGTTATTGAATATGGATCAAAGAACCTATCTCGATCATCTCTTATATATATTCTTAAATCCCATTTAGTAGGTGTATCACCTTGTTTAAATATTACTGCCATCTTATTTATCCTTATTGCTAGGTTTTCAATAAGGGTGTTTTATAAATTCTTTAAAAACTCTTCTTTGGTTTCTTTAGTGTAACCCAAAGCAAATGCTATGTCCCAAAGTAATAATAATTCATCTTCTGTTAAACCTTGTTTAACAATGATCTTGTTTTGCATAAGTTCTTTAATTGCTTTTAAAAACATTTTATCAATCGGCAAATACAGAAACATAATTATCAAGAAACTTAGATAGCACTTTCTCAAATTTCTTCACACCTTTATTGGTGATATTTTCAGGTTTAAAAGATACACCATCATGAGTATATATAAATCCATTTTTAGTATTCAAATGTTTTACTTTGAATCTTACTTGACCTTTGCTATTAAAGTAATACTTAATAGTAAGAAAATCATAGTATTTTAACACACCTAAATTTTTTAAGTCTTGAATACCTTCTTCAGTACAATTAAGTTTGTTTTTTAAACAATCAAAAATAGGTTTCATTTTTGGATTAAGTTCAATAGTCATTTTTTATTCCTTTGGAAAAAAGTTTTACTACTTATACAAAACTTATTCTCATTCCACGAACAGCATCTACTTTTATTGTATCTTCTTTTACAATTCTTTCATCATCCAAATTTAAACCATTTACTTTTACATATAAAGTTTGTCCTGCTGTATCACTTGGGATAGTAATAAAGGCTGTCCAACTTGAAGGTTCATCTTCATCTAATAATTCCATTGCTACATTCTCTAATAACTTCTCTATTTGATTCTCATCAGTGAATCTATATAAAGTATATGTTACATCTGATACAACAATAGGGATGCCTTCAGGTGAAGTAAAAAACACATTATGTGCATAAACATCATTTGGGTAAATTGCCATTTTAATAATCCTTTTTAGACATATATGTTAATGACTTCATCGATCTTATTTCATCTACAAAATCTAAAGCAGGAATAAAACCTTCTCTATTAAAATATTCTTTCTTCAAATCTTTAATAGTACCATCATCTTCAAAAAGAAATGTGACTCGACCTTCTTCTTTTTCTGTATTTTGCAAAACCATTCCTTTGGTTTTTAAATAGGATGCTAAATACAAATCAGAAGTCTTATAGATCATTTTAACAAACTCTTTACTTGATCTAATATTTGCCTAGTCTTTTTGCTTTCAGTGTTATAGATGATTTTATCATCTTTCCACTCAGCTACCTGTTCGCCCCATGTGGCATTTAATTTGAACCCATCTGTTGTAAAACATCTTGATTCAAATTTACTCTTTTTAAAGAAAGCTTGGATCACTTTCTTATCTTCTAAATTTAATTTCATCAGTTATTTCCTTTATAACTTTAAAATCTCAATTAAGCATTAGGATCATACAATGTACCATCATCATTATAAATGACAACAGCTTGTGCTGAAACACCTTTATAAGTAAAGGCATCTGTAAGCATAACAGATAAAGCGCCTTCTGCACTTGATACTGCCAAATCGCTAGTTACTAGTCGTTGATGTGTATCACCTACAAAATATTGTGCTTGTTGATTTACTGCTAAGGGTGTGAAAACACCAGTACCTGCACCTGTTTGTTGAATTTGATGACCTGCAGGTAAAGTAAATACTGCACCTGAAAGAATAGCAAGAATATTAGCAACACTAATTGTACTTTCAGCTAGAGCAACACCTGCTTGAACTGCTTGACCTAAATCTTCAATATCAGTATCTTCTAATGCCAAACCATCTTGCATACGCTCAATAATAGCTGTTGCAATCGATGTAGCTTCTGCTTGTGTCAAAGAATTAAAATCAGCACCACCATTAGTAGATGCACCATTCATGGTAGCTAGTAAATAAGCTGTTAAACCTGTTGATGCTTTCTTCAAAGTACGATTTTCAACATCTACAACAACAGTAACAGAACCATTAGAAACATTACTTAAATAAAATGGTCCTTGTGGTAGTGGATCAATAACAGGATTGTATTGAGAAGGATTAGGCCAGAGATCACGAATGATCATTGTACCATTTGGAATATCTGTTCTTTTAAGAGTAATATAAACATTAGCCATTTGAATCTCCTATTAAGCTAAAGTGCCATCGTTTTTATAAACGATGATTAAAGGAATATCGTCATTTGCTGAATCTTTTTGTTTTGCTCCAGCATAGGTAATAACATTGGTAGAATATTGATACAATTCACCACTTGCAAGTGAAGTTTCCCAAGTGGTATCCCCTGTGATCAATCTTCTATCATTAGGTGTTGAAAAACTACCAACGCCTACAGGAACTACATAATCACCTGCTTCATCTTGGAATGTAACACCTGCATTAAATTCAAACTTATCGCCTGATAAAATACGAAGAACATCTTCTACTTCACCATTAAAATTATAATCTGCATCTACACCTTCTACAATAGTTTGTAAATCATCTAGTGCATTACCATCTACAAGTTCTTGTTGAATTGCATCTACAACATCATTAGCTTGTGCTTTTGTTAATGCTACACCATCATTATCAACATAAACTAATACATAAGCCAATAGACCATGTGTTGCTCTTAAAAATGATCTTGCATCACCATTTTCAACAATCATAGGTGCGGAATGACCTGTTTTGTTTAAATCTGATGCTCTTACATATAACGGGCCTTGAGCATAAGGTTCTGTTGTCACTTTATACTGTGATTTATTAAAAAATAAATCTTTGATTTGAATCGCACCATCTTGCAAGTCAGTTCTTCTTGGTAGCACATAAGGCATTTGAAAATCTCCTTTTGTTAATTCTTTTTCTTATTAAAGAATTATTATTAAATGTTTATTAAGAATGATTTACTAAGACCATTCTAACAGTGAAACGAATTTCAGCACCAGCACCTGCAATAAACAATTCAGGCGCACCACCACCAGTTAAACCAATGTCACCATAAGGTCTTATTATCGTAGGATTCATTCCAGGATGAAAAGCAACATAACCTGAATCAGTATCATCTAAATTGAGTACACTAATTGTATGTGAAAAGAAGGGTAAATGTATATTCATTACACCATTTGCCATAACATCAGGTTCACTTGCTAATGCAGGTGCTGTTCCTGTAAATGTAAATACAGGATGTGCTGTTGTAAAGAAATCAAATGGTGGTATACAAATGATCGAGCCATAATCTGACCATTCTTGATTATGTCTATATCTTCCCCTAACCCTTACATATAAAACATCAGTATCAGGTGGGATTCTTGTATCTGCAGGATCTAATGGTAAAGTATCTGCATAATCATTAGGATCAAAAACCCATCTTGTTAAATCTCTATTTGGTTCATCTGCTAAACTTCTTGTTGTTTTAATAGTTACCGATTTAAAATAAGAACCTACTTTAACTGTAAACAGTGTTTTAGGTGCATTATACGCATGGGTTACATTACTAGCACCTGCTACTTCTATTATATCCATTGCTCTTAATAAATCATTTCTCAATGACATATCCACTAAGCCTTTTGATCTAGTATTTAGGCTTGGTGCTAATCTTCCTCTTGACATAATAATAACCTTTCATCTTATCTCTATAAATAAGATGATGTTATTAAAAGAGTATTAAACCTTAAATGCTTTTTTTGCCATATAATAAAAACGATCATCCACCATTGCCAATTTCTTGGCTTCTCTTAGAACTCTACGAGATGCGGTCTTTTGGGTTTCATCTTTAAACCAATTTGATAATGCTGATCCTGCACTTGTAAAGACATCGACCATTTTTTTCCATCCCCATTTTAAAGCATTATTAATATCTGCAATAATAGCCAAAGGTAAATGGATAAATGTTGTTGCGAGTTTCTTAAAAATCGTATAGGTATTATGCCATCCAAATAAAATACCTAAAGCAAATAACACAGCAAAAGAGTGATACACTGCATGAACAACAGCACCCAATGTATGTTTTGTAATACCTGCATAAAGACCTTCAACAACTTTAATACCCCACTTAAAAATAGTTTTTTGAGTGTCTAGCATTTCTTCTGTTGCGGCTACTAATAAACTTGCATCTGTAATATCTGGTCCACCACCCTTGAAAGATTTTACAAAATTTTCCCAATTTGTCCCTTGTGCTTCACAAAGTTCTTGTGGGGTTGTAGCTGAGAAAATATCAGCCATTAATTTAATAACTTGTGATGGTGATTTCATACTTTCTAATTTTTCATGTGTCTTTTCTAAGACATAACCCATTACAAGAGAAGGTACGGTAACTACAGTTGTGAAAAGAACTTCTTGCACTTCTCCAATTCCCATGTGTGCTTTTTTTAAAAAGCTTTTTACAGTAGATAACCCTGCAGTATTTAGTTTTTCCTCTTCTTCTGCAATAGTTTCACCTATCATTTCACCTATCACAGCAAGTTTTGCCATCTCTTGGGTTTTTTCATCCGCATCTTCTAAATCTTCTACGAGTTCTTTTACATCACCATCAGATGCTAATCTAATTTTTCCCATAGCGATAAGACACGCTCTTCTTAATTGATGTCCTTTTGGTGTTTCAAAAGACAATTTGTACAAAGTTTGAATGGTTTGAGAACGATTCATTTTTTTATCCTTTTGTGTAAGCAAAATATTCAATACATAAAAAGATATTAATAAAATATAAATTACTTAATAAGAGTCCCACCCATAATTTTAGCAATTTGTTCAGGAGTCAAATACTCATTTTCTTCAGCCATTTTAGAAAAATTATTTACTACTCCCCATGATGCTTCACCACTATCAAGATATTCATCTTGATTCTGATCTAATAAAGAAAATACTTCATCATTGCCTTCCCATTCATCACGACCGATTAATTGATCTTGATTATAGTCATACGCATCAAACACATTATGAGATAACATCTCATTAGCCTTCTTTAATCTTCTTCTTAAGCTTGATAACTTTTTCATTTTTTTATCCTTTTGATAAGTGTTACTAATATAGTATATAATATTAATATTATATTAACTTTTCTTCAAGGTATCTTCTTTTTTAACAAGATCATTATAACTCTCTGTGTTCTTGCCTTTATCTTTGGCTAACTTTTGAGCATCAGACCATGAATCTACTCTTTCACCATCTACATTTGGCACTAGCTTTACACTTGGCGCTTCTCTTTTCATCTCATTTTCTCTTACTGCTAATTTCTGATTCTTCATCTCCATCTGTTTACTTATACGATTATTCTTATCTATCCACCCATCACCTTTAAACATCACCTGTGGCATCGCTGGGACTTTAATACAATCAGGCGCTGTACAACTTGGACAATTTTCAGGTGTTGAAGATTCAGACATCTTTTTAGTAACATTAAATTCCAATTCACATTCTTTACATTGATAAGTATATGTAGGCATTTTTTCTCCTGTTTTTGTTTATTATACAAGAGTTTTCTTATCGCCATTTACCTTTTAAAAAAGGATTCGTTTCTTTTGGTATCTTATATGGTTCTATCTCAAAATTACCTTCGCCATCTTCTTTACATATCCTAAACAAATTCAATTTTAATCTTGGTTTTACTACACTGCATTTATACCCTAAGATTCTTACCTTATATGGCAAGGTGTAAAAATTAAAACTCTTCTCTTGGGGGTCTATTACATATTGACAACTTGTCTTTAACCTATTAGGAACATTCCGCACCATGTTATGTGGATCATCAAAACTTTTTGGTCTATATTTATACATATTCTCTATTATATCTTCTTTACTCTTTGTTTCTCTTAATACTTTTAATGCTCTTAATCTTCTTAAGATTGTAGATTTTCTACCTTCACCTTCTTGCGACCCTGCTTCAGGTATATCGATACCATGATTAGTTCTTACATGAATATCTTCATTTGGATCAATTTCTTTACATACAGGTTCTGCATTTTCATAATGTTCTACTGAATATGATTTATCTGCACTTGATATAATTGTATGTCCATATAACCCATTCTTATACTCACATATCATATCCACTGCATCTTCTACTGTTTTTTGTTCTAAGGCTTTTAATATAATTTCCCCATCACATTTAGCTGAATCTTTCATTCTACTTTCATCTACTGATGGCATCAAAGAAGCATTTATGATTCCTATCCCATACTGATTCATACCTTCTATCCACCCTGTTAAATCATCTTTAAAATATAAGACTTCTACACCATGTTTTAATTCATGGTAAAAAGTTATATCTGTTCTGTAATTTCTATCCCTATTCTTAAGTAGAACACGATCTTTATCCCATTTACCTAATGCTACAATACAACCTTGCTTATTCATTTTTTAAACTCCTTAAGACTGCCAATATATGTTTGCATACTTTATTATTTTGAGATTGATCTTTTTGAGTAGGTTTACTTGCTGTCCCTTTGGGTGATCCTAGTAAATAACCATCTTGTTTTGCATGGTATTCCGCACCTTGATATTGCCAAAAACCACAATTACAATTCACAAAGATATTGTTATTAGTATCTAGTAATATATTCACTTGATACTCACCTACTTGATAAGGACTTACTTTATCTCTACCTAAAAATTTACCACTAATAACTTTTTCACTTGGTGTAATGCTTGGGTTTAATCCTGTTAATACTTCTTTTATGGTTGTAGCTTTTCTCATCGCAAAAGTATTATTTACCATGCTTTCTGTAAATACATGATTATCCTTAGCAGTCTTTACCAATTCTTTCTTAAAAGCTAATTTATTAGTCTTAGATGGACTTAATAAACAATTCATACAAGCTGTTCTTAAATTATCAGTATCTTGAAAAAGATAGCTTAATTTATATGCTCTCATTATAAGAGATGCTTCTTTTTTAGCTAATGACTTTTTAATCTCTTCTTCATTGTCTTTCTTCCATTTTTTCCATTTACTATGTTCAGGACTACTTGATTTGCTAGGATCATGACCCCAATTCTTTAATGAGATTTCCCATTTACTCATACCTGTTGAACCTACAGGTTGACCAGGTTTCCCACCTAACATACGACCATTAAAACCATTCTCTTGACTCGCATTATCAAAATCCTGTGCAGTCCAATCTTCAAATGGTTTGTCTTTTCTTCTCTTGATACGATGAAAAGAATCATACCCTGATTGTATTTTCCCATTATCTTTAGCTTCTTCTCTATTTAAAGATGCTTCAAGATGATCAGGATTTTCACCCCATTCTTTTAATTCTTTTTCAGTCATATTAATAAGTTTATGCCACTTATCATAGATCTCTTTTTTTTCTTCATCAGATCGTTCTTTAGATATATGCTTAAACATGATCTTATCCTTTTTTTACATATAGGATAAGAATAAATATATTATGATGCCTTAAGACTACAAGACATTCTCATTTACAATCTTAATAAACTTCTTTATAATTTCTTGTTGTGGTTTTCTACTAATACCTGCGGTAACTGCAACACACATTTCAGCAAAAAATTCCATAACATCCTGCGCACCATATTCACTAGGACAAACGATAGTAGTAATAAGATCTTCTTCATCATAAGTTTTAATATCGCCTTTAGAATTTCTAAAGAGATACTTTTTACCATCTACCTTAAATAATTTATAGTCATCTTTAGCACTTAATTTAACAGACCAATCAACAAGATAATCCTTTAAAGGATCACCTATTTGTGGCAATCCTGCTTTAACACAATCTTCTTGTTTAGTAGATTTATATAAAGCAATAAGAGCAGGGTTTTCCATAAACCCTTTTAATTCTTCATTATGAAATTTATGACCAAACTCATGGATTAAATCTGCAACAATCTGATTGACTGTTAATTTGGTAGTTTGAATGCTATCCATGTGGTAACAAATATAACCTTTTTGAGATTCATAAAAAGCAGAAACATTTAACTCACCTTTACTGATCAATCTTTGTCTTAAAGTCCTAACTGCACCTACAAAAACTCTACCACGAAGAATCTTTTTAAAGTCTTTCAATGGTGATTGTTTTATAAGTTTAACTGCTTTAGTAAAAGCTTTTTGAATATCTTCTAATTGTTCTATTGTTAGCTTATCTGTAAAAATGACCTTAAAGTTTCCTAATTTAATAATAGTATCTGTAACCTTACTTGTAAGATCATCAGTAATATATTCCATATTGCCACTACTTATAGGATAATTTGCACCCATCCACATACCTGTATTAGGATTATAAAATCTAAACTTCCAATTTTTTTCAATTAACTCGCTTTGTTGTAAATCTTTTTTAAGTTTGTCTTTATTTAGTAATTGCTCTTGTGTAAATGCTGATGGATCTCGATCCATTTTAGATACTAAAAGTCTTAGTCTTTCTACTTCAAATAAAATTGTTTCTACTGAAAATTCTACAGGTAATGTACCTGTACCATCACATTCAGAAGATTTATTTTTTTGTCTCCACCATTGTTCTGTTGCTACTGTAAAACCATGTGAAAATAAAAGACCATTCTTCTTTAAAGCAAATTGACCCTTACAATAACCACAAGTCCCTGAATCAGGTCTAAACTGCAACACAAATTTAATTTTATCTTCTATAGATAAATGCGCAGGTGGTATTAATTTTTCAAGTTCCACAGTAGGCGTATTAAACCATCTTGGCATTTTTAGACTACTTGGCGTGGTAGGATCTTTAGTTTCTATATCTACCTTAATGGTACTATTTTGTTCATGGAATATATAATTTGTTGTTGTTAATTTGATCCTGATCTCCAAATCAAATAAATATAATTCCCAATCACTAATCGGACCAGCATGAATTTTTAGATCTACAGATATTAAACGACTCCATGTTTTAGCTGAAATCGCTCTTTCTATTACACCTTTAAATTGTGCTTCATTCATGTTACTTGGTGTTTCAAGATTTATAATGAAAAACTTGATTTCTTTTTTATCACCACTTAATTCATAATCAAAACTTGGTATTGGGGATCTTTCAACTTTATTCCCAAATAAGTCAGTACTAAACTCTACTCTACTTATATAAGGTCTTAATGTTTTAAAAAGTAAGTTTTGAATACCTGCAGTACTTACTACCAAAGAATTTTCTACATTCACCACAGGCTGTTTAACACTTGGCTGTTTAGTGCTAGGTTGTTTAGTGCTAGGTTGTTTAACACTTGGCTGTTCAATACTTGGCTGTTCATTGCTTAAACCTGATACATCTATTTTTACTTGTGATTTATATTCAGAAAGCTGTGCCATAAACGATTGAAATTTAATTAAAGAAGTTTCTTCCCAATCTAATTGATCTTTAATATCTTTGACCTTGAGATCCTTAAATCTTGAATAATAGTTATTATTCTTTGCTTCATTTAAAAACTTATTAAAATAAGTTTTCCAATGCACATCTTTTACATTATCTGACCAATGATTCTCAACTAGGTTATCTACCTGTGGTTCATAAACACCTGTATCTTGTGTTTTATAAAACATAACACCTTTTTTTAAAAGATCTATCACAACTTTTCTTGCATTAACTTCATTAAATGCTCCTTTAATGTAAGCATTTAATTTTGACATTGGCAATGGCAATTCTTCTATGCTATTAGCAAAATCACTTAGAAAATACCTATTACTTTTTGGATCTATGAGTGAATTAACAGCTAGATCCAACCCAAGCTTTGCATTTTCCTGATAACGATTATCCGCTTCTTTCCAAATCTCAAGTTCACTAGGTATTCTATTAGGAATGCTTTTAAATTTTTGCTTTACTGCCTCTTCAAGAACAACCATACTTTGCGCTTTTTGTTCTTCTGTGATTTTATCTAAAGAAATAAACCTAAAATTCATTTCTCCTTTTTTGTCAAAATACCTATATCTATAACAGGGGGTATATTTAACTTCCTTAAGAAGTGGTGGATTATAAAACTTCTTATTTAAATCTAAACTTTGTAGATTGTCATAAGATCTGTTTTGTTCTAGTGCCAATGCTTGTAATGCAAAAATATCAGCCATCAAAATACGATAGCCTTTATTATCAAATACAACATCTGTTAGTTTCATATTATCATTAAAAATTGCAGTCATTTTTTTACCTTTGTCTGTGCTAACACTATTAAGTGGTCTTTAATAAAATAACTATTTTGTATTATAAAAAACCTCTAATAAGGAGTCCTTTATGATCATCCTGCACAAAAATAAAGAAACCCTTCTTGATCTACTCAATAAAAAATATGAAATTGACGATCAAAATCTCTCTTATGATAAAGAGAGAGATCTTTGGCGCTTTGATTTTTCTAACTACAATAGAAAAATTATCCTAAAAGTCTTGAACCATGTTTTCCCTGTTACAGAAGGATTCAAATTTTCTTATAATGGCATTGCTTATTATAAAGGCGTTATTTATAAGAACTCTTTACTAGAATTAAACTCGATCTATCAGGATTTCATTTTACATTTAAAAGACGATCCTCATTTCTTTGCTATTAAAAGTAAATCAGAAGAAAGATCACGATTTGCAGAATTAGATAAAACTCTTTCTTCCTATTGTGTTTTGAATATCTATTACTTAAAAGAAGAGATGCCTAAACATCTCTTAAAATTATTAGATACCTACTCAGTTGAAAATGTAGATTTTTGTTAAGATACTATAATATCTTTTAGAAAGGTTATTTATATATGCAACTCTTTAACTATAAAAAAATAGGTGGTTATACTAAAACCATTAAAGTAGAACTCGATTCTATTTTAGAAAATTTAGCACAAGCTAGTGACTATACTTTCACAGGTGAATCTTCTTTTTTTGTACCTGAATTTGATGTTCCTCAAGATTTTTCTCTTGGGGTTATTTATGGTTCTTCAGGTACAGGTAAATCTACACTTCTTCAAGAATTTGGATCTTTAGATTCTTTTGAATGGGATTCTAATAAAGCTATTGCTTCTCAAGTAAATCCTGATCTTCTTATGAGATTGGGGTTATCTTCTATCCCTTCTTTATGCAGACCCTACCATGTCTTATCTACAGGGGAAAAACATAGAGCAGATATAGCAGTATCTTTAAAAGATGGTTGTGTTATCGATGAATTTACAAGTGTATGTAATAGAGATTTGGCAAAGTCTATCTGTATTGGATTAAGAAATACGATTGATAAATTAGGATATAAGAACATAGTTCTAGCATCATGCCATGAAGATGTTATTAATTGGTTAGAACCTGATTGGGTTATTAACACTATCACAGGGTCGCTTGTTGAAGGGAGGTCGATTCGGCAAAATTCAGAGTATAGAATTATTCCCTGCTCAACTCAAGCGTGGTCAATCTTCAAAAACCATCACTATTTAAGTCAAGATATTTTAGCAGGTGCTTACTGTTGGATTCTATTAGATTCTCAAAATCATATTTGTGGATTTGCTTCAGCCATCCCCTCGCCCGGTCGTGATCTTAAAAATGCTTGGCGTGAACATAGGACTGTTATCTTACCTGATTATCAAGGCATAGGTCTTGGATCTAAATTATCCAATACTGTAGCACAAATGTTTATTGATAAGGGTTGCAGATATTTTTCTAAAACAGCACACCCTAAATTTGGGGAATATAGAAATAAATCCCCATTATGGAAACCTACTAGCATGAATAATGTAAGCAGGAAAAGATCTTATGAAGGGATGGCTACAAGTACTAAGAAAAAAGGCGCTTATAATAGTTTTGATTATATGTCCCATGCAGAAAGAGTTTGTTATTCTCATGAATATATAGGTTTGGCATTACAAGCTAAAAAAAATATAATAGTTAACACCCCACAGCAAGAATCTTTATTTTAGGATTAGATATGTTTAAAAAAATAGGTGGCTATACCAAAACCATTAAAGTTGAACTTGATGATACTTTATTAAAATTTACCAATTCAAATGAGTCTTCTTTCTTTGTACCTGAATTTGAAGTACCCCAAGATTTTTCTCTTGGGGTTATTTATGGTTCTTCAGGTTCAGGCAAAACATCTTTATTAAAAGAATTTGGTTCTCTTGATTCTTTTGAATGGGGTCGCACTAAAGCACTAGCATCCCAAGTAAATCCTAATCTTCTAATGCGATTAGGTTTATCTTCTATCCCTTCTTTATGTAGACCATATCATATCTTATCCACAGGGGAAAAACATAGAGCAGATATAGCAGTATCTTTAAAAGATGGTTGTGTTATTGATGAATTTACAAGTGTCTGTAATAGAGATCTAGCTAAATCAATAAGCATAGGATTAAGAAATACGATTGATAAATTAGAATACAAGAGTGTTGTATTAGCATCATGCCATGAAGATGTTATTGATTGGTTAGAACCTGATTGGGTTATTAATACAAATACAAATACTATTACTATAGGTAGAACAAAAAGATCTCTTTCTACATATCAAGTAATACCATGCTCAACTCAAGCATGGGATATTTTCAAATCGCATCACTATTTAAGTGCAGATATTAATGCAGGTGCTTATTGTTGGCTTATGGTTAATGATAAAAATAATATCTGTGGATTTGCTTCAGCTATTGCAAATCCTGGTCAAGGATTAGGTAATGCTTGGCGTGGTCATAGATTAGTTATCTTACCTGATTATCAAGGTATAGGTTTAGGGTCTAAATTATCTGATACTATAGGACAAATGTTTTTAGATAAGGGATCTAGGTATTTTTCTAAAACAGCGCATCCTAAATTAGGTGAACATAGAAATAAATCGCCATTATGGAAACCTACTAGTACAAATTTAGTAAATAGAGAAAAGCACTATATTAGTTTTGCTAATGAATCGGATAAATATAAATGTAGTGCTAAACATTATCTTAGTCATTCTAAGAGATTATGTTATTCCCATGAATATATAGGTAGCAATCCTATAAGTAGGACTATTGCAAAAAAAGAAAGTATTGAAGATATACAGGGATCTTTATTTTAATTACTTCATGTTCTTCATAAAAAGAGTCTTAGCTTCATTTAATTGTTTTTCAGCTTCTTTTATTGCTTTTAAAGCTTGTGCTATACTGCTACCTTGTGTTTTGAATAAATTGTTATATTCAAATAGTGCTTCTGAAGTAGGCATATCAAGACTGTCTTGGAAATCTATTTTGATCTCATCTATTTCATCTAGCATTTCATCAATACCTTGAATAGCATTTTTAATTTTTATATCTTTGGCGAGTCGTCTAAACATAATTATAAATCCTTATATGATTGGTTCTATATAAGGAATGATATATAAATAAAAAAAGGCAACCTAATTAAAGATTGCCTTTCTCGCTTAACAGTATATTTTTTTATGGTACTTGCATATACTAGGCAAGAGGAAAAGCTAGGGTCAGAAACTAGCAACCACAAAAATCACTTTACAAAAATAAAAACCATTATGCAATAATTTTTACTTTTTAATCATAAAATGAAAAAGATCTTGAATATCAACTTTCAAGGAAGCTTGTTTTTCTGTTTTAATTTTTTCAGTAATACAAGCTTCATCAATAAACCTAGACTGTGGAACTTTTTTCATCTTCCAATCTTTTACTGTACTATCCCATACTTCAATATGAGTATTAGATACAACACGCACTTGATCTTGACCACGAGTTAAAGCAACATAAGCAAGTCTTCTTTCACTTGATAATTCTGCTTCATACTCTTCATCAGTCATATCATCACCTCTCATTCTTGGGAAATTATCCGCAAAAATAGTGGTTAGATATTTACACTCTAAACCTTTCCATTGGTGCATGGTATCTATCAACATACCTTTATTTTCTTTTCTACCTTCATCCACAGTCTTAATAAATTTTTTAATCTCTACTAGAACATCAGCTAAAGTTACTACTGCAGGATTATCTTTGAAATCTAATAAAGATAACATGATGTCATAATCTTTTGACTTATCTTCTTCATCTTCATCTGCATCATCTTCTAGTACAGGAAAGAAAACTTCTGCAAAAGTATGTTTCTTTAAATCTTTAAGTTTTAATAACTGTGTAAAACAAGTAGTCGCATTACCTTGAATTTGTCTTGCAGATAATAAAACATCCAAATACTTCTCAACACTACTCTTCACAAAAGAAGTCTTTGTTTGTGGGAATAGATCAAGTGGCATATTTTTTAATAAGTTAACATTTTTATGCGCTTGAATATAATCCTTTAAAGGATCAGTAAAGTTCTTTTCACCTAAATAGAATACTGTACCGCCTTTATATAACTCTAAAATCAAACTATTTAATTTAGAAACTTCACTATCAGGAAGACTAATAAATTCTAGCCATCTAAAAATAGCTTTAAAGTTTTCTTTTGTTAAAGGATTGATTTGTGATCTAAATGGGATCTTTTCTTTTAAGGCTTCTAATAAGAATGGGAATGCTTGTTTTTTAGTTCTTGTAGCTACACCATAATCTTCTATTTTACCACCTAATTCAAGATGTGTTTTAATCTCAGCCATCAAATGAATAGCAGTTGTATTAAATGATGGATCTGTTGTTTTTTCTGTATAGATATTCCCCATCCCTTTTGATGGCACTGATACACAAGTCATAGGGATCTGTTCATTATATGCAATCAATTTATTAGCTGAATCCACAATATTATTCCCACTTCTAAAGTTTGTAGGAATAATAGCAGTCTTAAATTCACCTTGTAGTAAATCAGACTTCTCAATAAAGGTTTGTGGTGTAGCACCCCTAAATTCATAAATCGCTTGTTTATCATCACCAATTAAAACAAAGGACTTTGCTTTCATTGGTCTACCATCTGTAAAAGGTAATAAATTACCTGGATTAATAGTTCCTGCAATTAATCCAAAGAAGATATGTTGTGATTTATTTAAGTCTTGTGCTTCATCTACCATGATATGTTTATATTGCATTTGTAATGCACTTAAAACACTTGGCTTCTCTATCATTGCACCAATCGCTTTAATCAACATATCATCACCACTAATAGTATTAGTAAAAGTGAGATCATTTTCTTTTAGCCATAAGTAAGCACCATATACTGCAACTAAAGCATTATTCAAGAAATTAGGTGGTAAAACTTCTTTAAGCTGTTTTACTGACATTACATTGTTATAGCATTTAGAAACTTGCTTTTGGAAGAACTTGGACTCGCCATGTGCCTTTTTTAAAAACTCTTCAAAATCATCTTTTAACTTATCTGCCTTATCAAATAAACCTGCATTTTCTAATAGGCTTACTTGTGCTTCTATATCTTGTTGATTTAATCCCAAATTAAACCACATATTTGCAGGTTCATTAAAATAAGATGAATCTTTTGGATACTTACCTTTTTGTCTTTTTTCAGATTCACGCTGTAAATCTCTATAAGGTTGATCTTCTTCTTCTGAACCTATTTTTTGTAATCTCTCTAAATGAACAAGTTTATATTCACCTAGTAACTTACTAAAAACTTGTTTACCTCTTGGTGATGCGATCATATTATTTAAATGATCTTTTTGTTCTTTAGATAGATCATAAGGCAATAACTTGTTTTGAATAATTTGATTCAAAACAGCTATGTCTTTTTTCAATTCTTCTTTCCCTGCAGGTGGGGTAGTATCTAGGTTAATAAAATAATTTGCATAGTCCATAAAGGTAGTAACCATCTTAATATAGTTATCAATATCGTTTTGGGTATATTGATTAAAGATTGGCTTATTAGACATCTTGCCTACAGACGCTCCACTCTTAGGGGACATTTGTACTTGCTTAATTGCAAGACTCACTAATTTACCATCTAAATTGAAATCAACATTCCCTACAGGACTATATTGTTGCAAAATACTAAATGCGATTGAGTGTGATGTACCAAAACCCTTACCTTCAATCGCACCTTCACCTGCAAATTCAGGTTTTTCAATTCTTTCTTTTAATTCTGTTGCTGAATTGGCTGTAAAGGATGTTGCCATGATACTTGATGCAGGTACACCCTTCTCTTGAATCAACCATGCTACACGACCTGCTAATACACGAGTCTTACCTGACCCTGCACCTGCCGCAATAATTGATTTACCTTCTACCATCATTGCATTTTCTTGTTCAGGTGTTAGCTTTAATCTAGCACCTACTTTTGTTTGATGGGTTTCACTACTATGAATAATATTTGTCAAATTTGACAAAATATTCTTAGCATCATTACCTTCTTTGTCCTGCACTTCATTAATAAGTGTTGTTAATAACTCTTGTCTTTTTTCTTGCTTCTCTATAAATTCTCTTGAATTTGGAGTTAAGCTTCTAATTTGGGTATCAAGATTTCTAATATCTTTAGCTAGATTTACATAGCTTTGATTGATTGCCAAAATAGCATCCACTTTTTGAGTCTTACTTGCACCTGTAATATTTGCTTTAATTAAAGACTCAATCCAATCCTGTGGGGACTTAGCACCTGTCTTTAAAAACAAAAATGATGGTATATTTAAGAGAAGCTTTAAACTCTCATTCAAATTATTCTCTAAAATACCTTGATTAATATCTTTGAGATTTATTATTAATACAGGTTCATTTTCTGCAAATTCCATTAAAGAAACTTGATTTAAATGCAAAAACTTAAAGCAACCTTCTATTAAAGGAATCCTATTATCTAGTGATGCCACATCAAAGGTTTTTTTAGCTGTACGATATTTGGTATAAAAAGGATTCAAACGAGGTGCATTTGCCACGATCTCATCAAATAGCATATCACCCACTTCTTGAATCTTATTAATATTTAAACGATATAGCTCTAAACCTTCTTTTAAAATATCTTCAGGCAACTGAAGATCTACACACTTCTTCAAAATCAAAAGAAATCTTGTTAGATCAAGCAAAGTCTTTTTATCTAAGACTTCTTCTTGTTCTTCTGCCATTGCGATTTTTCTACTCTTCGCCATTTATCTTCTCCTTATTGAATGTTATATTGTCTTAATAAGCCAATAAGTTTTTGTTTTTCTTCATCAGACAACTTAATGCCTTTTTTAGCTTTATTGATCATGATCATTGTAAAGGTGGAATCAACAGGACTTGCTACTTCCACTAATGCTTCCAATTTTGCCATTGCTCTTTGTTGCTCAGGTGTAAAATGTACTTGTGTTGCAGGTTGCTCTACATGAACAGGTCTTTGTTGCATTACAGGTCTTTGTTCATATTGAACAGGTCTTTCTTCTACAACTGATCTTGATTTTACATTCTTAACAAATTTAAGAATCGCTTCTTCCTGCTTCTCACTTAATCTCACACCCCTTAATACTTTTTCATGTACTTGAGATAAGAAATCTATTGTTTCCCAATTTGGAACTAGTTCTATCTTATCTAACCATTCTTCTTTATAAGAAGATACAGGTGTTCTTGATTCTTCTACAACAGGTGTTGGCATGGATTTTACAT